ATGAGCAGAAAAAATAAAAAAGTGCGCATGAGTTCACGCATTGATCTCGCTGATGCGCTCAGGAAAGAATCATCGCTCAGTGCATTCACATTTGATGGTCCTTATCGCCTGAACGGGCATGACCTGCTGGACAATATGTACTGTGCTGATAACGGGCGGTGGTATGAAACCCCGGTGGACTGGTACGGTCTGGCAAGAGCAGCCCGGCAAACGTCCTGGCATCAGTCTGCGCTTTACTTTAAGCGCAATGTATTACTCGGTTGCTACATCCCGCACCCGCTGCTTTCCCGGCAGGATTTCTCGGCGCTGGCGCTGGACTGGTTTGTGTTCGGTAATGCATTCCTTGAGCTTCGAAGCAATATGCTCGGCGAACCGCTTAAATTACGGCACGCCCTGGCGAAATACATGCGACGCGGAAGCGATCTTGAATCATGGTGGTATGTGCAGGATGGTAAGGACGCGTTTCAGTTTCGCCCTGGCAAAGTATGCCACCTGATGAATCCGGATATTAACCAGGAAATCTACGGCATGCCGGAATATCTTGGCGCATTACTCTCGGCCAGCCTTTCTCATTCGGCGGACATGTTCAGAAAACTGTACTACGACAACGGATCCCACGCCGGGTGCATCATCTACATCGGTGCAGCGCAGGTAAACCGCGAAAGCATGGACTCCCTGAAAGAAACGTTACAGGGTGCGCGTGGTGGTGGTGCATTTAAAAACGTGCTCATTCATGCGCCCAACGGGGGCAAAGAGGGGGTGCAAATTTTGCCGTTCCAGCAGATCACCGCAAAGGATGAGTTCATGAATGTTAAGGCGGCATCCCGTGATGATGTGCTGGCTGCGCACCGTGTCCCGCCGCAACTGATGGGGGCGATGCCGGGTGAAAAAAGTGCGTTTGGTGATGTGGAGAAGGCCGCGCGGGTTTACGCAATTAACGAGCTGATGCCCGTCATGGAGGCCATGAAGCACATCAATGACTGGCTTGGCGAAGAGGTGATCCGCTTTAACCCTTATGCACTGCTGGACACCCAGCCCACATCCTGACGCGCTTCGCTTGTCTGCTGCTTCGCCGGGGCATAAAAAATTTATGCCCCGACTCTCCAGCTCCTGTATCAATCAGATAATTTCACGACGCTTTCCTGCTGATTGCCATCATCGACAGTCAGACTCTTACGCAATCCCACCGCGTTGACTGCATGTTCTCGCCGTCTCAGTGCGATTTTGACGGCCTTACCTTTCACCCCATCAAATCAAAAGCCCTCACGTATTTTTCACGCTCAGCGTGAGAAATACGGCCATTCTGTCGTGTCGCTGCGACATCGTTAAGGGAACGCTATTTACCCCCTGAAACGCGGGCTGTTCCCCCGTCACCTGCGCGCAGAAAAAGCGCGTTTTTTTGTGCACGCACGGATCCTTGACGGATCCAACTGCCACGCGGGCCGGAAGGGCGAAAATTCGTTCAAAAAAATTGTGCAAATTTGTGCACTATTGTGCATTGAAATAAACGCCCTGGAAGAGGGCGTTTTGGCTCATTTCTATAGCTTTGATGCAGGCTGGGCTAGGTCTCCTTTGATGCCAGTGTTTACAACCTGACAAGCCTCTTTGAGTACCCAGTCAACAGCGTCTTTCCATGCTCCGGTTTCGGCTGGCGGATTCTCACGCTTCACCAGTTCATAGAATCGTACTGCTCTAACCAGTCCATCTGACGGTTTTGCCTGTAGTGCAGCCTGAGCTATGCGGTATGCCTGGAGCATACGGGCGTCGTTGATATCCATTCCGAACGGAATTTCTGATGATTGTGATTCTGCATCTTCAAGCCTGGCAATTTCTTTACGTAAAAAGTATTTCAACTCTTGTTTTTGTTTTCTGTTCATGCGTTTTTTCCCTTTTTGTCTGTCACTTCTCTCCTGATAATTTCATTGCACAAATCCACGCACTCATTGCAGATGCAAACAGACGGTCCGGCAATCACCTTTGTGACTTCGTACTGAGATTTATTGCAGAAGCTGCAATAAATCGTCTCCTCGCCTGAAGTCCATGTTTTGCTGGTTTCGCCAGACATCAGTTGTTTGAGGTCTTTTTCACGACGAAGAACTATCTGGCCACATTCAGCTATTTTTTGGATGTTGACATTTTCTTCTTTCACCAGCGCTTCCATCCGCTCAATCAGTCGCTGCGCTTTTTCTCTGTCAATGTGTTGCATTGTGTCCCCCTTGTTTATGTTCCCGGATTAAAGTCATCAGGGCGGATGCGCCCTGATGTTGTGTTATTCGGGAAATAACGCCCTGATATTTCCGGCCATCCGACTGGTTATCTGTGTGGTTGGTACTGGCTGTGACGCGGGGCGTTCTGTCCTGGTTTGTGTCACCGATAACGCCTCATCGTCAGCCCATGCAGCCAGTCGGTAAGCCTCTGCCGGATTCATTTTCAGAAGTGCCAGCCCGGCCAGAAAAGCCACGCGTTGGCCGCTTTTGCGGGCTTCTGGTGCAAGGCTGTCCAGCCAGGCGCATGCTTCGCCTTCGTTCTTGACGGCGGCGGGCTTCAGATAGAAACTTATCCGTCTGGTTGGTGTCGTCATTGGTTTACTCCTTGTCCATTGCGTACAGCCCATTAACCAGAGCAAACTGTGGCACCCCGTCCGCGATGAAAGTCGCATTAACTCCGCAGGCTTCGCGGATAGCGGGTGCCACAATCTCCGCCCCTCCACCGACAACCATCACCCGTCCGTAACCCGAAAAACCCGCCAGCGCGCGGATCACGCGTTGTTTCAGTGTTTCTTCCTTTTCACGAATAACCGCCATCAGGCTGTTGTAATGCGCGCCATTGTGGATGTGCTGGCGCAGCCAGGCTTCATCATGGCGATGTTCGATAATGGTATTGGCGATGTGGTGACTGGTACGCATACCGTTAGTGGCCATCACCGACAGTACGGCATCGGCCATCAGGGAAACGCCTACGTGTGGATCGCAAAACACCTGGCTGATACCTGCCAGTTGTCCCTGAACCTTTGCCACATCCAGCGTGGTTCCGCCTAAATCCACAATCAGCAGGGATTCAAACGGACTCATGTCAGCCAGTGCTTTAAAGCCAGCCGGAATGGATTCAGGCATAACCCGCACGTTACGGATAGTGAATGCCTCACCGTTCTGGTACTCCACCGGGCGCATAACGTTCGCTTTTTTGCGGTTGATGTTGGCCATGTCCGGCTGTGCGTTTGTGTCGAAATACTCGCTCAGTGGCAGGGTGACAACCACATCCACCTCCTGTGGCGTGATGCCTGATTTGACCAGCGCGTGATGAATGGCAATGACATTCACATCGCTGTACTGGTATTGCGTGTCGGTCGTCTGGACAAAGCGATCGCTGACCGGATCAAAACCATAGCGCACGCCATCAAGCATGTAGTTCGCGGGCTGCGTGCCACCGAACGGCGCAGACCATTCCGACTTGAAGCTGTTCGGGCTGATGGCGTTGCGGCGTTCGCCGTTCTCAGTCCATGCCAGCTTGATGTTGGTGGAGCCGTCGTCGATACAAATTTTCATGTCGATTTTCCTTATGTTGGTTAATTAATCGTTTACGGGATTTTTAAATCCCGCTTTTGCCTGTTTTGTGCGCGCTTCATATATCGCGGCGCGTTTTTTGCTCATTTACGGGATTTGTGAATCCCGTTTCTGTCTGTTTTTGGTTCCACTGGTCAGGCCATCCCGCAGCAGATCTGCTTTGCGGCGGGCGCGTTCAGTGGTTTCACTGATTCTCTGTGCGTGCTCTGCGTCACGGATGGCGCGCAGCATGTCAGAAAGCACAGTAACGGGTGTTTTCATGGTGTTCTGGTCCTGCTGAAGTGTGGATGCCAGGCGTGCGGCTGCTTCGGGGTCTGATGCCCCCAGCTGTTCCAGATAGCTGGCGACCGGGTTATGACGGATCTCCGTGCTGCTTACTCCGTGATTACGGCTCAGGCGTTGCCAGAGTTGCGTGATTCGGCTGTCCGGGCGGGTATCCGGTTTGCGTACAATTTCATATCCCTGCGGTGCAATGATGCTGCCGTCAACGTACAGGTTGCCGCCCCGTAACAGGTGCTGCATCTGCTGTTCACCGATATGCAGGCCGAGAGATTCGGCAGACTCCCGCCATTCTTTAGCGAGTAATTCGTGGTTATCAGGCAAAGGCCGCGGCTGTTTGCGGCTCTGTGTCCAGCTCTGCATTTCATCACTGCTGTTTTTTGCCTGTTTGTCACGCAGCGAACGCATCAGCGCCCGGCGTTCGTGCCGTTTCAGTGAGCGCATCCATTCGTTCACTTCAATGCCGTCAGGAAGCTGCGGCCACGGTGCTGACCGTTCTTCCGGCTGTTCTGTCCCGTTGTTGTCCGTTTCCTGTACACGGGGACAGTTATTGCCACGAGTCCAAGGGGCGGCAGGGCCGCCCTGAAGGTCAAAACCATTTTCGCGGGCACTGTCTTCCGCTTCCGGTTTACGTCTTACCAGCTTCCAGTTATCCGGATGCGTGCACACACGGGAGGATTCCCCGATGAGTGGTGACCAGATCCCGTAAATCTGTACGCTCTGTTCGCCGTAATCGTTCAGCTCATCGGCGAGGTCGTAGGCGGTGCGAATCAGGTAGTCTTTGCGTGGAACAAGTACGCCGCCCTGTTTCTCTATGTAGGTGGCAAAACATCCGGCATCAGCGGCGGCAAGAACCGCATCCATTGCGTCATCCTTTAGCCGTTGCGGGCCTTCCGGGTTGCGTGCCATCTGGCTGGCAAGGCGGCGCAGTTCACGCCATACCTGGCGGGAGGGGATGCCAAAGAACTGGAACTGGCGGACCCGGTGAAGGCGCGCCCAGCCGATGGCGCGTTCCACGCTCTCGGCCATTGATTTTCCGGTTTCGTGGTCAACGCGTGGCTTGCCCGTTTTCGGGTCGATGCCATCCACGGCACGGCTGTCCAGGTTTTTCCCGATGTAGGTGGCGATGTAGCTGGTCGGTGTGCCTTTTGAGCCGTCGACGTACTCCGCCTTAAAGCGTGGGGTAATATCATCACCCAGCTCGTGACGATCTTCCTGAATGGCAATATCGCGGGTGTGGGACACAATAGTGTCGATTTCTTCCGGATGAGCAAAGACCATCATATGCCAGTGCACGGTGCCGTCATGGTGAGGCTCCACCGTGCGGATGCCATACCAGCGCAGGCCGTCGCGGTTCAGTTTCTTGCGGACCGCCGCAAAAAACGTGTTAACCAGGTAATCGCTGGAGTCGCGCATGGTGGCCCCGTTCCATTTGGGATTCGGATGACCGTTCTCTGTTGTGGCGTGGTATTTTGACGGGCAGGTGACAGTCAGAAACACCGCTCTGTCGCCACGGGCTTCGGCCAGAAGTTCCAGCCCCTTCATGGTGGCCATCATTTCTGCCTTACGGTGAACCGGGTTACTTACTCCCGCGTAATACACTGTCTCGAGATCAATCGTGAACCCGTCTTCGTTTTCCAGCATGAAACTTTTCAGGAAATCGCGTGTTTTCTCGCGCTGTGCGCGAAACTCGCTTAATGCGTCCTGGCTCAGATAGGGCGATGTTTTTCTGGAAACCAGACAGGCGGCGCGGAGTTGTTCTTCTCTCCACTCGCAACGTAACAGCCACAGTTTGCGTTTCCACCATTCCGCACAGGTCAGGCGAAGGATTGCGCCCGGCAGCAGCTCCGTGTCCGGTTCGTTCCTCCGGTCTTTATCTGTTGTCAGTGCGTCATAATGTGGAGGCATGATGTGCAGGTGTAACGCCATGCGGGCCAGCATCTGATACGCCTTCAGCGTTACATCCATGGTCAGTTCGCCATCGGTCGCGCCAAAGCCATCGCAGAGTTTTTCGAAGGTGCTGCTGAACATCGCCGCCGTCATGGTGGCCAGCGTCTGTATCTGGTGTTTGTTGAGCTGCGGCAGGTAAAGCAAATCGTCCAGGCGTTCGCGTCCGGCAAGGGAGCGATAACCCGGTGTCAGCCAGTGTCCGTCAGTGCGATCCAGACGTTCGAATATTTTGCGCAGGGTTCCGCGTGCATAGCGTTCCGCCTGCCAGCTCTTTTTGCCTTTCCGGCGATCGGCTTCCTGTTTTTTGCGCAGGAAGGAGAGGTGGCGAATAAGCGGATCGCGCAGATAGGACGGCAGCAGGCGCAGCGAGGCCATGGCTTCATCCACCGCGCCGCGTGCCTGTTTTCTGGCGTCTCCTGCCAGTGTGATGGTTTTGTCCTGTTTTTCCTGTGCGTCCAGGCTTTTATTAATCAGGTTGCCCAGTGGCGTGGCGGAGAAGGCCGCATCAGCCATTTCCTGGCGGCGCTCGTTCTCTACCCGGTAGGCATCCAGCCAGGAGGAAAGCGCGGATTCAGGAGCGGGGATCCCCGTTCCTTCACGCCCCACTGCGTGGCGCGGTTGTTGCCAGTCCCTGATGTACTCTGCCGTCATAGTGATTTACTTCGTCATGCCATTCAGGGTGTCGCGGCAGACTGTAGCCAGCCGCTGAATTTCCAGCACGGTGTCTTCTGTGTCGGCATGGCGATGTGTGATGCGGATGCTGTCGGCAATCACATCGACGATTGCAGAGGATGGGCGCTGGTAAATGCCAATAACGGACGGGGTGCCACCTTCAATGCGGTAAAGCCTGTAATTTCCCTCGTGGCTGTCAATCATGTAGCGACCATCAATAACAATCTTTCCGTCAGCGAGCTGCGGTACAGGCAGGGATTTCAGGTACATGTCATAACGATCACGCACGCGAGCGGCAAGATCACGCTCTGTGTTGAGCAGGTATTCAAGAAAGTCGTTGGCGAGAATCATTGCGGCAATCCTCTTGTTACAGATGTGCGAAGGCCTCCCGCCGCAAGGTGCAGGAAAGGCCCGGAACAGGAATTAATGGAGTTTGTTTTGCTGCCGGATGAGCTGCTGAAGCCCGACGTGGTTTCCGGCAGTTGGAGGTGCTCATGCTCTGATTTCCCTCAGTAGCTGGTTGAACATCTGGGTTAGTGGGTTGCTACACCCAAACGGCATCAGGTTTACCTGATAAGAAAAGCGACCGCCTGTTTTGCGCTCTTTTCTTGTGACTAAATCGCTGCGCCAGAGACGGCGTAGCTCCGCATTAATGGTTGTGGTTGGTGTATTCAGTGCTGCGGCGATTTCTCCACTGCTACAACCCGGATTGGCAGCGATGTAGTCCAGAATGGTCATCTGCGTGACTCCTGTACCTGTCTGATAAGATTCACCTGCACCACGTTGGTGGCGCAGAAGTAAGTGCCGTCAGTGAGATAGATGTGATGTGCATCCTTTTCTGAACGGTGTTTGTCGATTGTGGTAATCAGGCGTTCGTCAACTTCGTATTCACGTCCTCTGGAGGTGAAACGAACGACAGGAAAATGCTTAATTGCCATTACGCCTCCTTGGCGTGTGCGAATACCTCCGCGAATGCGGATTGTTTTCACATTTTCTTATTTAACCTGGGGTCTTATTTGCGCGGTTATTCTTCAGTGAAAAAGCGTTCAATCTTTTTTACTGAATTAATAATTCGCATAATCCCAATGGCGCAGACCACCGAAATAATCAGAACAAGCCATGAAATAAATATACTCATGCGATATTTCCCAGCTTATACGGTTCAATATGTTCCCCGCATTCTGCGGCACAGATCAGCTCGGAAAGTTCGTTAAGTGCATCCAGATCATCAGCGTAAAAAGCCACGTCATACAGACTTCGGATTGCTCTGGTCAATGAGTCACGGGCCGCACGTTCAGCATGAGCGCCTGATGCACTTAAGCGAAAATAAAAACGCTCAAGTGCTTTGTTAATGAGAGTTTTATATTCTTTGCCCATCACAACGCCCTTTAATCTGCTTTCTGTATTTCAGCCTCTGAATCCATACAAATAATTTCGATATAGGGTTCATCGCCATTAACCTGGCGTGCCTTTTCAGCTTCGCTGATGATTTCTCGTACGGTCTGGTACGGAAGTTCCACAAGCAGTCGCGTGCCGTTCAGATAAACGTAAGTGGCTTCGTCGGCTCCGTTTTTACCCGCCGGAGTCACTCCGTCAATAGCGGATGCACGTAATAACAGTTCACCGCGAAAATCAATAAAACGGATAAATACACCTTGTGCATGGTCTTTGGTCATAAAGCACCTGTTATAAATCAGCCTGTTTAATAAAACTTTGCCCGCGAAGCAGACGATCAACCGTGCGAAGTGCTTCGTATAATGTGAAATCCTGCCCGAACTGATTGTCGCCACAGCTCAGTGCAAAAATGCGGTTTCCGGTAAACGGATTGCGTGGGCATTTGTGGATCACGATTCCAGCTTTCTCAATCAGCCAGGCGTGCTCGCCGATTTGTTTTACTGGGTAGCCATCCGGCGTTGCGTGTGTATCACTCAGGCTGTAGCGGATGTTGCTGCGTGATGCACTGGTAGTGAAACGGTTAGCGTGGCGTTCTGTTCCGGTACAAAAATTACGGCGTTGCTTCAGCATAAAATGACACCTCGTTATTTTGTCATCTGCACGTATTTCTCTGCGTTTCTGATGGTTTTCAGGAAAATTGCGAAGAGATTTACTTTGCGTTTTGTGTTTCTTCCTTCTTGAGTAACGGGAATTACCGATCTATCAGCCTGCCTTCTTACAGCGAGAATGCTTTGATTTGTGCGTTTCGCATAATCCTCTAGGCTTTCTTCAAGTACCGGTAGCCCATGTTCATTACGGTATGGGTAGAACGCCGCCAAACGCTCAAAATCCGCTTGTTCGTATGTGTTAAGGACTTTTGCCATGGTGTGATAACCTATTCAATCTGGTGCTATTTGTGGCTCTTTGTAGCGTCAAGTGGTACTCAACTGATAACCAATATAGTATTCAGGTGCACACCATGTCAATAGAGATATCAAAGAAGCTAAAAGCAATTCGAGAATCTGAGGGGCTTAGTCAGGCAAAGTTCGCGGATTCAATAGGTATTGCGGTTGGTACGGTTAAGCAATACGAGACTGGTATTCGAGGTGTGGGAACGGAGGTTTTACTGAAAATCACAATGCACCCGGAATTTAAAAAATACACTACGTGGTTGATGAGTAACGAAACAAATGAGGCTGCTGGGCAGATCAGTCCTTCTCTCTCCCCTGATGGGCCAGAAAACACATCGTCTTCTCAAAAATCCCGCAAGACTGGCACACAGCCCGGCTAATCATGGAACGCTGGGGGCATGGTGGTCTTGTAACGCTGGGGCTTCACGAATGAGCATAAAATCAATTCCGGGAGGGTATCTTCTTGACATGCGTCCTGAGGGGCGTAAAGGCAAACGCATTCGCAAAAAATTTAAAACGAAATCGGATGCAGTTTTATATGAGCGGTGGGTGCTGGCGCAACAGCATAACAATGAGTGGAAAGGAAACTCCATTGATCGCCGTCCGCTGTCAGTGCTTATTGACTTGTGGTGGAAATACCACGGCCAGCTAATGAAGTCAGGGCATAACACGCGCCTTAAATTGCTGCGCTTGAGTGAGGCAATGGATGACCCGTGCGTGCATAAACTTAATACAACGATGCTCACCGAGCTACGTGTGTCCAGGATAGAGCAGGGGATACAGCCCAGCACCATAAATCGAGAGATTGGGGCGTTAAGAGCGATGTTTACCGCACTCATCTCATCCGGCCATTTTCTTAACGATAACCCCGTTCAAGGCCTTAAAGGAATGAAGGTTAACGAGCGTGAAATGGGATATCTGAGTAAGTCTGAATGTGTTCAGTTGCTGGATGCACTGGCTGAAAATCCCGATGAACGGCTGGCCGTCGAAATCCTTCTGTCGACCGGGGCGCGATGGGGCGAGGTAGCGGCACTGGAGCAGCGCCGTGTTCTTCATTGTCGAATCACTTTTTCAAAAACGAAGAACAGCAAAAACCGTACCGTTCCTATTTCTGAAAGCCTGTTTGAAAAGATCAAAAAACGGGGCGGGAAACTGGTGTTTCCGACGCTGGATTATCCATTGGTTCGCGATGTCATCAAAACGGTCGCACCTGATGTTCCTGACGGCCAGGCTGTTCATGCGCTGCGCCACACCTTCGCCAGTCATTTCATGATGAACGGCGGCAATATTCTGACGCTCCAGAAAATTCTGGGGCACGCAAAGATTCAGACAACGATGATTTATGCCCATCTTGCGCCGGATTACTTGCAGGATGCGGTGAGATTTAATCCTATTGCTGGGTAAGGAGGATGTTGTGGAAAAAACAGTTAATAGCGATTTGCATTTAGGTCAGTACTGGAGAATAGATATTGTATGCGATCCAGAACTTCGAGATGAGGTTGAGCAATATTTTTCTCTACACGATGTTGGTTTTAGCAAAATTGAAGTTTTTTCCGTCGAAAATCCATATAAACTTGCTCTGTTCTTTGATTTCGCGAAGAAGGGTGTGGAGGTTGCAAAAGCCATTATGGGACTCTTAAACCGAAATGATATTGAAATAACGATGTATCGTGCTACGGACAGTAGCCCGCAGTCTGTAAAAAGTATCAAATTGCGTAAGTCTGAAGACGTAGAGAAATGTAAAGATTTGCTTAGTACGTGTGTCGCAATTGGCGTTCAACGAAATAAGGAAAAAGAGGGGAACGAATGATCCACAAAGTGACCACACCCCTGTTATTTGTTGTGGTTGGCTGTGTTTTTGTGTGTCTGTAAGTCTTTGATAATTATCTAACTTGTTGATTTTTGTTTGTGTTTATGGCCGCTCTGCGGCCTTTTTTCTTTTCACTGTCGAAGAGTCACCGTAAAATCAACGCCATGACACTTCAGCAGAACGGATACC